GCGGCTTTTTCAAGTGGTTTTGTGCCTCCAGGATCTGCCGCGGCAAGCTTAAGGGTTGGGCTTTTAACAATCGTAAACTTAGATAGCAACGTATGGGTAGCAAGCGGAACATTTGACGATGGCGCAACATTTGCCGGAATAGCCCAAGGCGCTAAAACACTTTCCGCAACGCTCGACCGCGTACGCCTTACCACCGTCAACGGCACTGACACCTTTGATGCCGGCACCGTCAACATCATGTACGAGGGCTGATCATGGAACGCATTGAAGTCAACGTCATCACCGGTGAACAAAAGGTCATTCCTCTGACGCCGGAAGAAATCGCGGAAATCGAATCCCGCCCCGAGCCCGAGCCCGTCCCCGAGCTGACGCCTGCTGAAAAGCTGGCCGCTAGTGGGCTGACGGTGGAGGAGCTGAAGGAGTTGCTCGGACTCTGATGGCCGTCCGCAGCAAGACCGGCACCGCTCGCATTGAGCATCAGCCGGGACCACCGAAGACCACACGCCAAGGATATGGACAACAGTCCCGCCCACGGCGCCGCGGCCGCAAGCCACTGCGGGGGCAAGGCCGCTAATGGATCGCGATACGCTCGAGAATTGGCGCAAGATTCGCGACCACCTCGAGCGTGTCGGGAAGACGGACAACCATTACTATCGCCGTGCGGTGGTCATCCTGCAGGGGAGGCCGGACCCATTCGATCGCTACGATGGATGGGATGGAAGCCGCAGCAATGGCTGAAGAACCACAGAGCGTAGGTGGCGTCTTCTCCGCCTCGCTGCCCACCGTCTTAGCTACTGGCATGATCGCCATCGGCGGTCTGCTGATCTCGATGCAGATCCAGTCCGCACGGATCGAAGCCACCGTGGTGCAGATGGCCAAATCGATCGAAGAGCTGAAGATCGACGCACGTACCGAGCTGGCCGACTTAGATAAGCGCGTGCGCGCACTGGAGCTTCAGCAGTAACTTAGAGATTCAGGCACTACTGCTATGTCACCTGAAACCATTGCGATCATCGCGATCATCGTGGCCGCCGGCTCCGAGATCATCGCCGTCTCCCCGCTGAAATCCAATAGCTGGATCCAGCTTCTCCTTCAAGCGCTGCGTGTTCTGTTCCCTAAGCGCCGCTGATTATGGCCAACACGGCGCCGATCACACTGCAGGCTCTGTTCCGGTACTACAAGGGACTCCCCCATCAGGCCGCGGCGATCAGCTTGCTCGAGCAAGACCTTGCCGCCAATGGCTACCAGGAGGCGATGCGGCGTGATCGGCCGTGGTTCGAGGCTTGGTCACAGGATGGAAAGCAAATCGATCTATCGGCTGGCATCAACCTGATCAAGCAGTTCGAGGGCGTGCATCTCTCCGCATACCCCGATCCGCTCAGCGGTGGCGATCCATGGACGATCGGCTACGGCACCACCCGCTATAGCGGTGGCGTGCCGGTGAAGCGCGGCGACAAGATCACCATGATCGAGGCCGACATGATGCTCCGTCTTGAGGTGGATCGTATTGCCGACAAGCTGGCCGGCACCATCCCGCACTGGAAGGTGATGGATGACAACCAACGATCAGCGCTGGTGAGCTTTGCCTACAACCTCGGTGCTGACTTCTACGGCACACCTGGCTTTGAGACGATCAGCAAGGCGCTGCGCGAGCAGGCATGGGATCAAGTGCCGAAGGCCATGGAGTTGTACAGGAACCCTGGCAGCAACGTCGAAGCTGGTCTACTGCGGCGGCGCAAAGCAGAAGGCGAGCTGTGGGGTGACCATCGGCCGAAGGTGCAGCAGGAACCTGCCAGACTGACGCCAGACTCATCGTTCAGCGCACGGATCACCCCGCACATCCGCTTGGGTGAGTTCGCGCTCGATCAGGAGGCGCGTCGATTCCGGCATCAGTATCAGGTGAACACTGCAGCAGAGCTGGCGGCGTTCCTCGAGCGAGTGCGGCAACGGTTCGGCGACAAGAGCATCATCCTCACCAGCGGCTTCAGGCCGGCAGCGATTAACGCGTCGGTGGGCGGTGCCACCAACAGCGAGCACCTCTATTCAGCGCCTGGCGTCGGTGCAGTCGACTTTGTGGTCGATGGCGCCGACATGAAAGCTGTCGAGAAGTGGTGTGATGAGAATTGGCCATTCAGCCTCGGCTACGCTGCACCGGCGTTCTGCCATCTTGGGCGCCGCGCTGATGGGCAGCGCCGGCGCTGGGACTATACCTGATGCTCCTACCTGATCATGAGATCTGCCGCCTGTGTAAGCAGGAGGCGATGGTCACTCCCTATGTCGAGGATCACCTGAACCCAGCCAGCCTGGACGTGACGCTGGGCGATCGGATCATGATCGAGGTGGCAGGTCACCCTGAGCTGCAGATCGTCGGCATCACCGGCCACACGCAGGAGGATCCGTTCTGGATTCAGCCGGGGGAGTGGTTCCTAGCGGAGACCAGGGAAATCTTCAACCTGCCCGATCACGTCGGCGCGCAGTTCGTTCTCAAGTCGAGTCGCGCACGCGAAGGCTGGGATCATGCTGAGGCCGGATGGTGCGATCCAGGTTGGTATGGCAGCAGGCTGACCATGGAGCTGAAGAACGGCCGCCGGATGCATCCACTGCCGATCTGGCCTGGCCTGCGCATCGGCCAAATGAAGTTCCTGCTGGTGAGCGGTCGCCCAGATCGGAGCTATGCCGCCACAGGCCGCTACAACGCCGATCTCGGCGTCACGGGCAGCAAGGGCTAGCGCGCCATCGGATGCTGCAGCGGCGCCATTCGGAGCCGATGGATGTTGCCGGGCGCTTCAGCCGGATCATCCAGCGGGATCATCGTGTAATCGTCGCAGCCGTGCTGCTCCGCGAAGGTGGTGGCAGCGATGTGAGTGGCGAACGGTCCGATATGCCACGGACCGATGCGGAGGATGTAGGTCATGGGAGGAGGTTAGGGGCGCCGAAGCGCCCCGGTGAGGGTCAGGCCAGCGCCCGGTTGTTGAGCATCTCGTTGGCGGTGTTGAGGCGCTGCATCAGTTGGGGGAGGATGTGGAAGTGGCGCTCGCGCTTAGCGGCCTCGATCATGCCGAGGGTCTCGGAGCGGAACTCCTGCCATTCTTGGCGCTGAGATTTGCGGGCAGGCTCGGCGACTTCAATGATGACGGTCGAAGGCTTGCGGTTGTTGGCTTTCCATGCGGCCAGCTCGGCGGCGGTCATGTTGTCGGTGATGGAGGGGCGGCGGGTCATTGGTCCGGTGCGTTGATGTGTGAACTGTACCCCGCCGACAGGGCACAGTGCCCCGGATGCAGGGCACGTTAACGAACTGTCACATCTGCCGATCCCGTCTCACCCGCTACCGTTTAACCAGCCGGGGCTGCCGCCCATGCGGGCGTACATCGTGGAGATCACCGCCAAGGTGCTGGTGCGCTCCGAAACCGATCCCGAGGAGCTGCCGGCTGACATTTACTCCCAGATCGCTGAGTTCGTCCACAACGAGGAAGATCTCCTAGAGCTGGGCATCGAGCTGTTCACCCTCCCCGTGGACCTCTGTGGATCAACACCACATTGACGAAACCCGGCTGGTCACCCGTCGATCGGCGCGTGATCAGATCCACCTCCGCTGGGGATATAGGTGCGCCTATTGCAACGATCCCCTCGGCCGCAGTCCCACCCTCGATCACGTCGTTCCTAAGGTCCACGGTGGCCTGACGGTCCGCGAGAACCTGGTCTCCTGCTGCCTGATGTGCAACAGCCAGAAAGGCCACAAGCCATGGGTTGACTGGTATCGCGCTCAACCGTTCTGGTCTGCGCTTGGTGAATGGGCGATCGTGCAGTGGATCACCAGCCACTCAGAACATCGTCAGCCAGATGGTGGCGAGCAACATGCCGCCTAGCCACGTCATTCCAAATACGACCACCGGCGGGTACTTCATGGCCGCAGCATCTGATTGAGGTAGATCTCTGCCTGAAACCAGTCCGAGCTATACCGGCACACGCCACCGACACAACTCCGGTAGTACACCTCACCCTTCACAGGCATCAGCACCTCAATGTAGCCGCCGTCTCGATCAGTCCGGCTGATCACTTCAGGTCCGAACATTGCCGTGCCTCCTCACGATGGATCCATGTTTTAAGATCCGCCACATAGTCCCGCAGTACCTGCGCCTGCTGGAGGTGCCATCCATCGCCCGACGCAAACCAGAGCCGGTTATGCCGGTCGATTGCCTGCAGCGATTGATGGATGAGCACATTCCACGGCTCACGGATAGGCGTGTTGAACTCACGCTTTGACACGGCGACCTGGCGGCCTCTATCAGTCTGCCGCCGGCAATGCCCGCTGGAAGAAGTCGCAACTCACGGCGTAGCGCCCGCCACTTCGCTTGCTCTCAGGCAGCAGCAGGTCGCAGCGCTGCGTGCTCATCTCCCACTGGATGCAGTCCCAGCACATCACGCTGGCCGTCTCCGGTCTGATGCTGGCCACCGCCGCCTGGAAGACTGCCTCAGCCTTCAGCAGCGCATCGTGCAGGCTGTTGGTGCCAGTGTCTACCTCGACCTGGTGCTCAGCCTTCGGACCAAGGATCACGCGCGCGTGCCATGTCCGATCGATGCGGTCGCACACCAGCAGTAATCGGCCAGCGTGCAACCTGATCATTCATCCTCTCCATAGCTCGGCTGGTGATACAACCGCTCGAGCTGCATCGATAGCGGTTCATCGGCCTGCGTGATGTCGATCGGATCGCTCTGATCCCGCACGATGAAGACCATCCGAGAGCCGTGGCGCTTCACCACCAGCAGGCCGATGCGCTCGCTGCGGCATAGGATCCGCAGCGCTTGCCGCTCAAGCCAGTTCAGGCAGAGATGTTCGAGCATGACTCCATCTTGGCAATGAGTCGATTCAGATACCACTCCGCTTTGCGGGCATCCTCGAGCGCGTTCCCCTTGAGCCACATGCGGATCATGTACTTGAGCGCCTGCCCCTGCAGGTATGCCGGGACCATGTGCGGTGCATCGGCGATCACCGACTCGATAAAGTCGATGGCCTCGATAGTGCCCGCCTGATAGTGCGGGGGGTGGTTCACGAGGTCGCTTGCTGTTCTGCGTTCTTCCATTTCTTGCGGGTGATGATGTTGTGGATGTGGGTGAAGCTGACCCCATAGATGGCGGTCAGCTGTTTGATTGTCCAGCCGCTGGCGTACAGCTTGCGGATGTCGATGGCGTTCTGCGGCGTCAATACAGCGTTACCGGGCACATGACCTGGCCTGAAGCTGGTGCTGGTCGGCGCCTTCACCGCCACTTCTCACCCATCAGCACCTGGCGGCACACCTCAATGGCCTGCTGCGCCTGCTTCTGCGTCATCACCGATTCGGTCTCATCCATCGCCTTCACCACTCGGTCGAGCAGTGTGGCGTAGTCCGTGTCGCGAAAGTTCGCGGCGATGTCGAGCGCAAACTCCCCCCACAGGCCGGTGAGGGTGCCACGCAGTGGATGGCCATACGGCAACTCCTGACGGCCGCTGCGTTGATACAGCGCCTCCATCATGTCGGCGCGCTGCTGGTCGAGTTGCGTGGTGGTCATTCGTCGAGGTACTTGCGAAGGTGGAGCAGTTCAGCACAGAGCTGTTCGCGGTTCTTGATGCCGCAAGTGTTGTGCAACTGATCGATGCGGATGTCGATCAGCAGGCGAAGGCGATCACGTTCTGATGCCTGGCCAGCTTTGAAGGTGTTGCTGCCTTCGAGCAGGCTATAGAGGCGAGCACGGGCAGCTTCGTTCATCGGCTCTGCAGGGCGATCTGAATAGCAGCTTGGAAGTAGCCGGCCATCTTCATCCGGCGATATTCGCCACTGGCCTCCTCCGATTGTTTGTCCTCGATTAGGTCGTAGTTGTGCCTGGCTTCTTGGAGTGCGGCCAGCGTTTCGATGTTGAGCATGTCCAGCTCAGATCGGCTGAGATCATTCACCTTGTCCAAGTGAATGACTTTCGCGAGGATGAACGAACGATGGAAGGGAACAATGGATTGGTCTGGGGTCATGATGCAACTTCGATTTCAGCGGATGGCCAGCGGTTCTGGGCGTAGCGGATCGCAGCACCGACGTTCTCGGCGCGAGTGATCCAGAGCATCGGCCGAGCGCCGCTGGGATAAATTAGGAGGCGATACTCCTTGGTGCGGGCACCGTTGCGCGGTCTGCTGATGCCTTCGCCGTAAACGCCCTCATCCTC